TTGATAGTCATCATTCTTATGTGCCATCCCACAAGATGGACAGAACGACATACCCTTATGCATAGCACTGCCACACATCTTGCACGAAGAGAACGGAGACTGCATTGCTTGTGAATAGTCAGGCATGTAACCTTGCATCTCAGGTCTTTGATAAGACATACGGCGACGCATCATCTCATCTTCTGACATAGGAGTGTTTGAACGTCCGTAGCCAATCATTGGAACAGTTTGCATATATCCTTGAGGAGCAAACGGCTCACTCATGTTTTGTATTGCTGAATACTGAGTTGATGGAGACATGATTGGCATATAGCCTTGGACGGCAGGATATGCGGTCGTATTAGGCATCACGGGCATATAGCCCTGCATCGAATCTTCTCGTGGAACCATATAACGACGACGCATCATTTCTTCCTCCGACATAGGAACATTATTCCTCATTGTATTCATTCCTTGCACCTCCGCACGTTGGGGGAATGCATAAGTGTACGACTTTGGACGCACAAGAGCCACTGAAGGGTTTGATTGCACAATAATAGAAGGCTTTTGCATTTCCATACCATAAAAATTGCCTTTAATAGGTTCGTCGATTTTTGCTAATGTGTCTCCACGATGCGTTACTTGTACATCCCCTAGTATGTACGAGCCATCACTTTGTTTCTCAAACAACCGTATTTTATAAACAGGCTCACTTGATGTCCCAACCATAGGTTTACCATTAGGGCTCGGTGTAAGTGTGCCGCTACTTGACATTGCAACAATTTGACCTTGAGCAAGCCCACCAGAAGAATTCCATTGAACATAGTCATTAATCTTGAATTGTGCTTTAGTATTACTAAAGCCCATATTAATCATATCTTTTAACGACTTCGTATTAGCCATGTTTCTAGGTTCGGCTGGCTTAGGGGTAAGGCTTGTCTCAGCAATATTCCATCTAATGATTTGACTTGCATTCCCGACACTTTTCCTCTCAACGAGGTGACTTGCCGCTCCGCTTGAAAACCCCAACCGACCTTCTTGCCCAAGTTTTGCAATCATCATGCGATATTCATTACTAATTTCAATCTGACCCTCGTACCAGAGACCAGCGTCTTTTACGACGATTCTTCCAGTACCAACAGTTCCCTTACCAACAACTTCATCCATGCCGTGAGCATAGTAAAGATTCATCTTGAAGGAGTCGCCAATGTTTGTTGGTCGTCCAAAATCACATGATTGAGTAAAGAAGTCACCATCCAAGTCCGTTCCACCGAACCGAATTAGGTAACCACTGACTTTCCCACTCGACGTGACTTTGACCTCATCACCGAATGTAACCAGTAAGTCTTTCATTGTCTTAGTTCCGTTTTTATCCAATGCTTCATCCTGTGTACCGTAAGGACTTGGACGGCACGAATCCGTCTCACTTACATTACGTCGTTTTTTTTCGTTGTCAACTTGACACTACAAGTTCGTTTAATGGTATCAAACGAGCAACATTGCCCCATGTGTCATCCATATACGTCGTGGCAAACGATGATAAGGGTGTGCCGCTTTCCCAGAACTCGTATCGAGTCTTTCCTAGTGTACTCTTGCGTTCGTCTGGGCTTAATCCCATGAACAGTTGCTCGGATGTCGGGATGTCAGCATCAACACTTCCATCGACGACTGGTACGGTTACACAGCGGCAACGAGGATGGACGTGAGGATGTTGAGTTACAGGAGACACAACACCATGTAACCCCCAACAAATAGCACTCGTTTTCACATCAGCCGAACATACTCGTCTGTAACCAATGAGGTTGTCCTTGTTCTTGGCGTAAGCAACCATTGCTCCCGCTCGTGAAGCATGAAGCATCTCGTTACGAATAATGTTCTCATACTGATTAAACGCATTCATACGGATGCCATTAAGGACAGCCAGTACGTAGGCTTGGTCTGATGTTTCTAGTGCGTCATTAATATTTTTCTTGAATGTGGATGACACTACATTAATCATTGACGCTATTGACTCGCCATTAGATGCAATTCCAGACAGGTCACTGATGTCATAACTGTCAACATTGACCCACTGCGTATCTGGGTTTTGCAACAAAGCCATATCCTTGACTTCCTCGGATGATGTTTCAGCCACAGCAAATTGACCACCTTCAGTCAACTCAATTACATTTTCAGTGAACGCCTCAAGTGCCGCTATATGCTTCTTGCACAATGATGTCGCTTGACTCTTTGTCATCCCGTCGGTCAACTCTAACGCCATCTTTTGACTTGAAGATAATAACTTACTCCACGTTTTTTGTGCGGACTCTATTACGGCTTGTTCTTGACGCAAGACATCCCGCTGAAGTTGCCTTGCACTGGAATAAAGAGGTGAGTGGAAAGACTTTGCGGCAATGCTGTCATTGGACGAAAGCACGTCTTCAGACCTTTTTGCTAGAATGCGATTACGCATCCGCTTTGCCCACGAAAAACCTTCGTCCCCACCCCATGCGTCCCATGCTACTCGCCCCTTGGATGGGAATCCTTCTTCACCCTCATTGAAGCCTTCAGCCCTTTTATCAACCTCGTGCCTAGAGAAGAATGAGTACATACGCATGACAGTATCACTGGAAAGGTTCTCTCGATTGACGAGTTGATTAGCCCTTGCCCAACCTACTCTTGTAGCACCCGGATTACCTTTTTCTCGCCAAGCAATTGCACGACGAGCGGCACTAGCCATTGCTGAGGTTGGAATGAATGTGTCAACAGAGCGAATCTCATACTGAACAAGTTTTATCTCTTCGTTAATTTCAAATTCGTCACTTTTGACCTCGACTGATTTGATTGGAACCACGGCTGGCATAATGCCACCGACCATACCAATGCCCTTAGCATGGAACACTTCAGCATCCTGAGGTTGAACTAGTTCGCCAACAATCTTCCTTGCTTCAGCACGGTCAACAATGCCGCTTTCGTATAGTGATGTAGAACGAGCCACCTTAGTTGTATTGTCTTCATCAAGTGCGTTTACATTAGCATTGTCAAACGCAACAACATCACCTTCCTGAATGTCAGTAAATAGAGGTAATATTTTCAAGGTTAGTACATCAGCAATCTGTTGCTGAAGAGGAACCATCCCATCTTCCCAAGCCGCTTTTCGAGCCTCAGCGTAGTTTGAGTAGGTGTTACGCTCAAGCCCAGCACCAAGGCTGAGAACCATACAGTTCAATCCAAGAGCGGCACTGATTCTTTCTTCTGGCTTACGACGCAAACCATCGAGGTTCATCTCAGCGGGGCTCATAGATAGCCGACTCACGGTGTATGGAGCGGTCATCACCGCTATGCCACCAGCGTAATCAGACGTAAAGTCCTCGGACAACTTTTCCTTCATGGCACGAGCGTCATCAACTGACATCTCAACCATGTCGCCGGGAGAAGGCCCGACTAGCAATGATGGCATTGCGTTATTTCGAACAAGTGCAAACGCAGTTGTTGAAGATTGGTTGTCAGTAGAAATCTCTTTTAGTACAGCACTAAGTTGAGTACGCCCGAGACGGATATCTTTTGGGTCACGAAGGTAAGCCCAATGAATGATTTCTTCAGACGGAATAATGAAGCGTCGCCCATCAACCGTGTAGACAAAGTTCTCGGTGGTTGTAGTCTGATTACCCTCAGGTGAAACCATATCTGCCGGAAGATACTGGAGGTAATACTTTTGCTCACCATCTTTAGCACCCCTAATAGGCATGATGCGAGCGTAGGCATTACCAAGAATCTTGTAGTCCTGAATAATCCAGCCCCACCATCGACTTGCCGGAATGTTCGGGTATGGGTTTTTAATGACGTTCAAGCACGGATGCTCGTCAATAATCTCATACTTATCAGCACTCGTGTTTGGTGTGTTACGCCGGATGACTGGCTTTGACAGACCCCAGTTTCGAACATACCAGTCGATACCAATAGCAACAATTCCGTTTAAACCAAGGTCACCAGATTCTTTTGCCCAGTCACGATTAGAACTTGGGAGACGTGTCGTAATTAGACTTGTCAGTTTGCCGCTTCCATACCTTGCTACGACCCGATTCTGACGGGATAGCGGAAGTTCTCCCGCTGGGGCACTTTGCTTGAAGAACCCCTTCATCCGTTCCCAGATTGCCATTTCTATCCCTCAATGAATTTCGTGACGTTTTTATCAGCCCACACAACATCATTTGTGTTTCTAGCCCTGATAAACATCACGTTACCATCAGCCCCCACGAACTCAAGCCCATAGCCCTTGCCAAAACTGTAAGCGAGTCCCTTGAAGTCACACTCCGTGCCACAAGGCAAGGTTGCTTTGAGACTCACCTTCTCATCCAATAGTTGTTGGTATTTAACGATATTCATGCTTGTACTATATGCAAGCAACGACATATACGCCACAGAATAACCACTATAATTAGTAAATCAAGTATCTAGCCCTTCCGTACATGAAAGTGGCTGTAAGAGCCTTGTGAAGGCTCTTAGTCTATATATTGAGCATTAGCCTCGATGGCGTGTGCGTTTTTCACAACCGAGTTTGCCTTTTCAGTTTCATAATCAAGTGCAATCTGAGTTGAATCAACCAACATCCACACAAATCCTACGATAAGTAGGATTCGCCCTACCAACTGAAGTGGGCTAACCTTCATGTTACCCACCTTGACCCTTCCGGGTATAAGCCTTACGGCTTTTGAATACCGTGGGTCTCGCCCACGGACGCTCCGACGCTGGGATGCGGTTTTTGACCGACTTGCGGGCTTTTGCCATTTCCCGCTCACTGATTACGATTGTTTTCATTTTGTTTCCTCTTCAAACTTGATTACTTAGATTATTGCATACTTTACAACGATTTGTCAACCCCTTTGTAAAGTATATTTTATCTACCCTTCCGTTCACTTCTTTAGCCCCTTCATGAAGTCACGCACATCTACAACCTTCGCCGGTTTACCCGGGAGACCCAACTCACGCTGAGCCTCACGGCTGTACAAACTCTTCTCAGCGTCTTGCATCCGCTTTATCTGTTCAGGTGTCATTGTGTTCATTTTGTTTCCTCCTTAATTTCCCCAAACCATGTCGAGGCTAACTTCATTGCCATTGGCATCGATTACCTCGACAACTTGAAGGTTGAGTGCCATAGCACGAACCCGAATCGAGAAGAAATCATCGTGGATTTCTGTATTGCTGAATCCTTTTTTTAGGATGTTGCTGTATGCGTAAAAAGTGACTGTGAACATGATTTCTTCCTCTTTCCGAACTTGATTGAATAGAGTATAGAACACTATTTATGTACTTGTCAACCCTTTTGCAAAAAATAATCAAACTATTTTTATGTATCGATAGTGACTAACCTGAAGCCTAGCCAATCATCCTTGAATAGTGGTGATTGACAGACTCTTGATTGACACATACCGTAAGTTTGTTCGGCTGAGTACCATGAACCCGTTACGAAGCATTTCTTACCCTCCTTAGAGTCTTGTAGCCATTCAGCGACATTGCCCGATACATCGAGAACTCCATAACCATTAAGATGTGTGTTATGAGTCCTTGTAACTGAAACCGTGCTGAACCGCCGTGACTTTACTGATGTCCAACTTAGACTGTCTAAGTAAATGTCACCCCAAGGATATAGGGCTTTCGTCTTTTCTTGCCCACCACGGGCTATGAGAGTCCATTCATTGTCATATGGCAAGCGAACTGTATCTTGATAATAATTTTTTATCCAAGCACAGTAATCCTGAATGTTATGCCAGTTTAGGTTCACCATTGGGTGGTCTAAAATCCAACCAAATGCAGGGGTAGGCGGCATTGCCTTAGAATTCAATAAACAGTAGTGCTTGTACATGGCTACGGTTACCGGGTACACGCCAACATTCATCTGTAAACCAACTTTAGTATACTTATAGTTTTCGTATGTAGTCACTTAGGCATTACATCACATTTATTTACTCACAACACCGTTGACACCTATATTAGTTTATGTTACTGTATACACATGAGAAGAAAGAAAAATTGGAAGTCCAGCGACTTCTTTTGTGTGCCAATTGTGTTCGAATGCCCTGAAAGAGCAATGCGATATTCAAAACGGATGATTGTAAAGTCCGTTGCATTTTCCGTTGATGGAAAGTGCTGGCTTCTCAATCCTGTTGATGCTCCGAAAATGAAGAAGGCGGGGTACATGATGCTTGATGAGCACATTGTGTCATTGATGCACGAGCCGTAAGCAACCGAGCGTCATCAACATGTGATTTGAGGCACTTGTGTGCTAGAGGACTCCACAGACGCATGATGTCAGGACAAACCTCACGATTACCATTCCACTTTCGACTTGCTGTCATCTGAGCGTCTTCTGGGCTTAGCGGTGTCCACAGTGTTGTCAGGCAGTGAAGCGGCACACTTAGAAATTTGTTATCTACACGCACTCTGACTGTAGATGGGGCAAGCCCATAACCCACTTTGCGGGGAGGAAACACGACTCGACATAACGTCCCACTTGGAATCGTAGTTTTTCCTCCGTAAGGCGTAAACGAACTAGAGAACTCCATCAGGTTCCCTACCCTAATTTCGGGTTTTTCTTTTCTTGCACGGGATGTCACCTGAAGATGCATCGCCCATGCCGTTATGTACCAGTCTCTAACAACGTGCAACTCATCTGATGAGACTACAACCGGAGTGTCTATAACTGAATCGTAATCAATCTCAATTCGATAAACCTTGACGTTTAGCAATAAGTCTTCGATGACACCGTACACGTCAATGACTTGAGCAAGAGGAATCAAGTTTCTCATACTGCTTGCATTGTCCTCCTTCGTATGACTTCATCGTAAGCGTCTACAACGGCATCGACAACGTCGTCGTGTCTTCCCAGTGGAAACATACGCATTTCATCAAGAACTTCGTTATTCCACTTGCCTTTAACCATGTAGACGTTCCCGTGATTAATCTGGCTAACCAGTGCCTCTGCTCGGACAACTTTACTTCCGCTTGGCATATGAATCGACACTTTGAATCCATGCAACATCTTCAGGAGATACTTTGCCTGAGACCGTCCAGCCTGTGCTGGGTCTTGAGGTAATCGACACGTAGCCTCACGTCCATCAGCAATCGTAGTTTTTAGGATAAGGTCGTCACGCTCCTCAACATCGAACTGACCTCTAACCAAGTCTAGTATCCAGAACCGCCCCTGCTTATCGAGTGCCGCTTTGATGCCAACGGTGTAGTCACCACTACCCTTGACTGAAGCCAAGTCCCATGCCCTTACGAGTTTAGCGATATCAGGGCCGTGTTCCATAATCGTAATCTTGTCTTGTTTGATAAACGAACCCGTCCTTTGAGTAGGTGTCTGTTGATACAAGGCAAGCCATGAGTACTCACCTTCGTTTTGCATCTGTACAGAGCGGATACGTTCGAGTGCATCAACTGGGTATCTGTCAGGCCATAACGCTTCACCGAAGTTGCGTCCTAGAGGGTCGTCTGGTTCATCGGCAATCGCTGGGAGTTTAAGAACCGTCCAGCGATTTGGCTCCGATTCAATAGCACGACTAATGATGTCGTCGTGATGCCATCGAGTAGCCACGATAATAATTGAACCACCGGGTTCAAGACGAGTATAAATATCGTCGGTGTACCAGTCCCAAGCCTTTTCACGAGAGTTGGCGGACTCAGCATCTTCACGACTACGGATAGGGTCGTCGATGATGATGTGTTTAAATCCAACACCAGTTGGAGGAGAACCAACCCCACGACTCATGAACGTGCCGCCCTCAGGCATACCCCATTCATCCTGAGCCTTCGAACTCTCCATCAATGCTCGTCGCCCACTCACAATTGAACGGGCTTTACGTGAGAAACGTCTGGCAATACGTTCATTGTAAGCAGTTACCAACACGTTTTCGTCTGGTTCACGCTCGAAACAGTACGCTCCGTACCGCACAGTGATGGTTTCAGTCTTCCCGTGACGAGGTGGCATAGAGACGGCAAGGCGGTCTATCTCTCCACGGTCGATTGCGTCAAGGTGTTCACAGATAAGTTTGATGTGAGGGGGATTAGCATCCCATGCTTTTGGAAGTGTTAACCTGAGGTACTCGTGGTATTCACTGAGTGAGCCAACTTCAACCCCCTTGTGGTACGGACTGAGTGGTGTCTTACCATCAGGACTCAGGTTCCTCTTCAGTGCCTCCTCCATCAGAACCTTGCGTAAGTAGGGAGATAATTTGGTCATTCGAAAGTTCCTTCACTGTAATCTGTTGCTTACGTCCCCAGCGTTCAGAATGACCACGTTCCAATAGCCATGCCGCCGCCGACCAATTCTCCTCGGACGCTTTGCGAACACGGGCAATAAGCCCTACCTCACCTTTAGCCTGTGCTTGCCTTACCTTCTGGGCAAACTCGACATACTCTATGTAAGCAGGACGTTCATGTCCATGCTCACCACGAGCAATCCATTTCTTGAGCGTGTCATACGACACACCAGCCGCTTCTGCCGCTATCTTTAGTGTTGCACCAGCAGTGACCGCATCGAGTACTAACTTTTCAGATGTCTCTGTCAACAGTGACCGTCGCCCATTCGGGCTTTTGCGTTCTTCGCCATAGCCTTCCATTATTCAACTAGCCTCGCTTTTCGTCGTGTAATTTTTTCCCAGTAAGAGAGAAGTGCGTCACACACATTTGTGTCTTTGCCTACAATGAGTTCAGCATCGTCTAGTTGCCACACTTGACCGACGGCACAACGCTCCTCGGGAGTTTCTTGCTCCGTCTTGTTGTCTTCAGATAACGATTCCGATGCATCCGTGGCTGACTTAGCAAGAAGCCCTATTAGTTCATCAAGGTCACCATCCTCAAATCCAGTTCCAGCCAAACCTTGTTCAGTCGCAATCAGCGTGGACAACAACTCGGCTAAGCCTGATTCATCGTCTATCCCAAGCCTAGTTGTTCGGTTGTCAACAAGCAACAGCCTAATCTCGTCACGTTCATCTATATCAACGTACTCAACTGGAATCTTTTCAAAACCCAACTGAACTGCCGCCATATATCGATGGTTTCCAGCAAGAATGTGGTTGTTCCGTTTGTTGACTACAATCCGTCCATAGAATCCATTCCTTTGAATTGACTCAATGATTGCACCAACGTCTCCTTGGTTAACATTATTCACATGGGGCTTCAGTAGTTTGACATCTACCTCTGCCGTCATCATGTTGATTGTCATGCAATGTCTTTCTTTAGCCAAACTTCGTCATAACCAAGAATTTCCATATTCTCAATCCTGATAGGGAAGATGCGATGAGACTTCTTTGCTACAACTTCACCTAATTCATCGAGGTGCAATTCAATGCCACGAAGGATAACAAGAGTATGCTCGCCAACAATATCTTCTTCTATAAGTCCAAACCTATACTTGCCGTCTTTCGAACTACGGTAGCGTACTCGTGTTCCTTTTTGCGTCACGTCAAGCGATTCCCTTTTTTTAAATCGCCCTGAATTAACGCCAAGTGTATATGTAACTACATTCGTTACAAACAAGACAATTATTGAATTGATATCTATGCCCATTTTTTATTCCACCTTTCCATTCCTTCTTTGGACGTGCTTTTATTGCGACTCGCCATGTACAGTGCAACTGCTCTCTTAGCGACGCTTAGGTTCACAAAGTGCTTATTCTGTGTAAACCCACCAGCCTCCCGGACAAATTGAGCCCTAACGTCTTCAGGTATCTTATCTAACTCATCACCAAGTTCAGCCCGATTGGTAGCATCCATAACCATGTTGGCGGACGTTAGTGTTTGTGCAACTTTTACCGCCTCATCCGCACCAGCAACATTTTCGACTCGACTGACTATATTGGCTACAAACTCGTCACGCCCCCTATCTCCAGTTGGACGCAAGTATTCAACCCAGTCAAATAGATTATGCTGTTGATTTTGCTCACGAGCCTCAATCTGAGGAACTGGCTGGAATGTTGCTATCTGCCTAGCCTGATACGTCCCACCATCAATTCCGTAAGGGAGGTCAAGAATGCCGCAAACCTTTTTTGTTACATCTTCGTAGGTTGGTCGGAATCGTTGACTACGAATCCAATACCGTAGTTCCCAGACTTCAGGCGACTCAACACTAAATTGTTGGCGGTTCCTATCCATTTTAGATTCACATACACGTTTGCGTAACGGTGAGAGAGTTTTAGTGTATGAATCAACATCCATCTTGTCCATCTCTACGCCCCCGATGCGTGAAATGTCGCTCATGATGTCCCTCCAAACCTGAACCCATGCTTTTTGTCCTTCAGTAGTATTCATGTGTATATAGTACTTGCACTATATACACATTGTCAACAGGCTAAAATTATTTTAATAAATATACGACTATACTATTGACAAGTTGTATTTGATGTGCAACAATCTAAGTAATCAGGTTCGGTTGGAGAAAATCATGGAAACAATGCTCATCAACTTCATCAACGACATCGTCCTCGCTGAGGGCTACGATGTCTACCTATATGTAGAGGACACTGACCCACTGTCAGATGACATCCATCGCTGTGAGCCTCAAACGGCTATCGTCGGCGGACTCCTTTGGGGACGCACCCGTATAGACGGGGTGTACAGCAACTTTGATGACCTGAGTGACAACTCAGTCCTAACCAGTGCAATCGCTCAGTGCATTGCATACCCAATCAGGGATGTTTATACCGAATATCAAAAACAAGGTGCATACATCCGGGTGACAACGGAGAACCTAAACTTCTACGAATTCACCGTTTGGGCAAGATGGAAGGTCTTTGCATAATAAATAAAAAATACTTTACTTTGTACTTGACAACTAAGTAAAGTATGTCCTATACTATAATCAATCAAGTTTGAAGAGGAAACAAATGTACACAATCAACGAAATCAGAATCAAAAGCGGGAACGTGCAAGTGCAAGTACTTGCAATCCCAACCCACACCAACGTGTGGGTCATCGTTGACACAGACGGTGCAACTAGCCACCGTGGAACAATGAATATGGTGTTCGGTGAGTTCGAGCACACGTTCGTTGACATGATGACCCCAGCGATGGCGGTCAATCATCTCCTCCAAGAGATGGAAGGGAAAGAAGTAGTATGACTCCCCTTTACTCGCAAAATTGCGAATCGTGCATATTCCTCGGCTCCTTTAATGAGGCTGACCTCTACCTGTGCTACGGGTATCACCAACGTGATGGAGGATGCCTCGTAGCAAGGCACTCCTCTGACTGTTCTGACAACGTATGTTGGAACTTCGCTGACATCGAGCGAATCGGATTGGCGACTATTGCCAGACCAGAAATTGCTGAGGCGTATCGCCGAGCAGTGAATCACCCTTTGTTTACTGATACACTTGACACAAGGAGAATCAAATGAATCCAATTGACGCAAGTACTTACACTGATATCGAGGCGTACCGTAACGAGGTTGTAAAAGCCATCTCACAGACCTCACCAGACTTCTACAGGAACTTTAAAGTAATCGCCTTAGATAACTCAAAAGATGTTGTATGTTTCGCTGTAGAAAAAACGGGTACAAACGTCATTGACCTCGTTGGCTCAGGAACTCTAGAAACGGTTATCAGCACATGTGCATTGTTTCAGGACGGAATCCCAAGTAACGATATCGTAGAGGCTGTTACTGAAGAGAAGGTTAAAGTACTGGCAACTAAACTTATCAAACGACTACCATTGCCAGACGTTGAACTGTAAGCCCTCACAAGCCCCGTACAGCCCCGTTTAGTTCGGGGCTTATTAGTTTTACGGGTAATAATAAACAATGCCTTATTTGGACACTACTCGGACTAGCACACTGACGATGGACTACTCGTTTAGTATTGCAAACCGCATGTATCAACCCGGATACCTTATTCCTCCTGAAGACGAATACACATTTAAAAACCATAACTTGACAATGAGTGGTCACCTTGGTTTCTTAGCAACTGTCACTATCCATATAGCGGCAGTGCCAAACTCAACAGACCCGCCATACGCCGGAGGTTTTAATTTCTCAATTCCTTGGAATTGGAAGATTTATGCAACCATCAACTGTAACAATGGACACGGTGTAAACACGACGGTTAATGTTGACTTACATACGTTTACGGGAGTGTCAACAAGCACAAACTTTATTGACTTCGCCAGCACTATTAGTGGAAGTCTGAGTTGTACAGTCGGCACAGATGTGCTTTGGGATGTGACCGTCACAGGGCAAACGGAACCCCCTACTATTACAACCGTTACGTGGCCTCAACCGACTGCTTATCGTTGGTATGAGCGAGCAACGGTTGGGAGCACGGCTACAACTACACTGACAGTGAATTCATCGTATGGGGCTGGCGGTAGCGGGTCTCACACAGCAACTGGGACAGTCGCCAGCATCAGACCTCCAGCGACCTACAATGCCGCAATTGCTTCAAGTAGTACAATCAGTTCACCCATATCTACATCAACAACGATTACTGTAGCCGAAGTCAAAGTCAATGGAAAGTATGTAAAAACATACACGCATAGTCATAGTTATGGCTCACAGACAGCAAGCATGTTTTCTATGACACTTCAGTCTATTGCCGGAAGTCTGTACAGTGCAACGGGAACAATATCAACGACGAGTTACCTAACTCGACTCGTATCCCTTCGTGGAAACTACCGAGCATGGAAGAATGCATATACCGATGTACTCCGCTTAAATGTCTATGGCTTTGATTACGAAACATCTGCTTATAGGGCTTTGACATCTAGTAGCGGTGCAATTGGTGGCGTTGAACCAACGGATACACTTGATTACTACTCAACCACAACTGTTCTCAATACAGGTTCTAGCAACACACTTACCACAGCACTCAATCAAGTGCCGCCCTTAATCTATGCGTTGACAGATACGACCGACCTCATAGCAAATGGCGAGTTGGCTACTGAGAACCGATTCCTCTTCAGGGGATGGCAGTTCGACGGGATGACTACAGTGCATGATGTCAACAAAAGCATCAGCATATCAGGGTTGAGTAATACATATGCCAATAACGTCAATATGTCGGCATATAGGTACTTGTTAATCGACATAAATTCAGTCGGGACAACAATAGGAAGTTTAGTCATCACAAGTATGCCCGGAGCAAGAACCAAACAATGGAATATTGCTCTTGGGAACGGCAACAACGTTTTACTTATAGACCTTTGTGCCCCACCACTTGAAACTGCTAGTGTAGACTCTCAAGACGTGCCTTTGCCTCGAATAAATCCTGATATGGCTCATAACGCAACTTATGTTGGAACGGCACAACAGGACGGGCCTTATTGGGGAATCACCAGAGTCAGTAGTATCGTTTTTACCCCTGCTAGTGGAGCATCTTGGACTCTCAACTCGTTGACACTGACAAGAAATGCAAGACCAGATACAACTCAGAACTTTGTATATACATCCAGAGACTATAGTGTTGAGCGAATCACTAAAGCAGTTGTTTCAGAAGCGGATACTACCACTACCTTCAAATGCCGTCGCTTCTGGCAACAAGACTCAGTTGCTCGTACTGAAGAAGAGTCAGATGTTCATTGGGAAATAACAGTTGGCGGAGCAACTGGTGTCACTGTAACCACTATCTTTGGGAGAACCATTGCAAACCTTGTTGACGATATTAATGCTACAGATGCACTCAGTGGATACGGTGGCAATGTAATACGGCACAACGGATGGACAGCAACTAAGTCTGTGGCACAACCGGGAGGGGCTACGTGTACAGTCAGTCAGCCACCACTAAGAGATTGTTTTCTTAATGGAGATACCGGATATGCGTCTTGGGTGTACGGAGGCGGAATCCTATGCACTCCAACGATTTCACCCGGTACTGGAACAACATTCACTTACGGCTTTAATATTGTCCCCGGATTGCATAAGGCTCAAACACTATTTGACTCCATTAATGGTGACTTTATTCCGGATATTGATGACCCATTCAACATAAGCACTGCCGGAATTAGTAGTGGAAATCCAATTTTTGAAGGGCTTATCCTTGCAGGGGGGAACATTTTTAGAGGGCCTGCTCATGGAATCGTTTTAAACTCAGGTTCAACAGCAACGCCAAATGTTGGAGCAACCGTTGACTTGATACGTACAAGTAATGGGGCTGTAAGAGGAACGGCAATTACTGGAACGTATGGTCAATTTGAAACCGATAACCCCTTTGCCCAGAACACCATAATAAACTTTGCTCGATTTGCAACACTGAACATCACTGGAACATATCATTCAAGTAAGAGGAATCGAAACGTATTCAGACATACAATTGCAACAGGTGATAGTTTGTCGTCACATAATCACGACTATTCACTAATGCACTTATACTCAGAGAATTCATCCGTATTCAGCAATAGGTTGACGTTTTATATATCTCCTGACAATGGTGCAACATGGAACATCACAGACACAGGGATTTCGACCCTCAGTACAGCGAGTGGAGGCGGTCACAGTACCCGACTGCCGTTTACCGCTGATAGCCGGAAGATTTGGCTAACATATACTCCGGGCGGTAGAACAAATCCAAACCAACTTATAACCAGATATACCGAGAACGAAGGGAGTACGTGGAGTTCAGTGATAGTTTTAGCAAACCCAGCATTTAGACCAACGACGTGTGTCGGAGCCAACGGATTTGAGTACCTGTTCTATTACACGAGCAACAGTACAGCCAGTGCCTTGTCCATTGACTCAATTACTCGTGACACGGACAGCAACGTCATACAGACAGCACATACCGTAGTCACAACAGATGCGGCCTTCGACACCCTTGCCGCTTACGTTAGAGACACTGAGATTTTCCTGTTCTACAGGAAGTACACAACAAACGCCGTTGTAGTTGTCAAAAGCATTGACATGGGGAATACATACAGTTGATGTAAAGAGCCCCGTTATTGCGGGGCTGGTAACTCCACAAAGCGAGCATAGTCATCATCTGCCCACTCTATCGCCATCACGATAGCGTCTTCTTCAATCTCGGCTTGAGTCCCATCTGGATTGTCCTTGATGGCTACTGCCCTTGCCTGAGGGAGATAGTACTTGTAGTACTCCTCCAGTGTTGCTCCTACTGTCATTCTCTTCTCCTCCTAACACCACTGGTGTCCAACGTGAGCGACTGCCTCGATTGGTTGAAGCCCTTGAGCCTCCATCAACTCGATGAGGCTGTCGACGTAGTAGTCGAACTTAGCCTGAAGGGTAATCTTGTCCGTAATCTTGTTTACGAACTTCTTGAACGTCTGAGCATTCTTCTTCGTTCGGAAATAGATACATTCCTCACCATTCTCTGTGACCAGAAACCACCCCCCGGTTTGGTCGAAATCGATGTAGGTCTTCATTCGTGCTGTCATTGTGTCCACCTCTCCAAACTTGATTGTCTATATTATTGCACAGTATTAACTAGATGTCAACACCGTGCAAAGATTTATTTTGAATAGGTTATAGAGTCCATTCCTCTATCTCTGAGGCGGTCACTACTGACTTGGTGATTTCCCCGTTCATGAAAACCGTCAGGGTGACAGTGGCATCTGCCTTCTTGTGAACAATCGCCACTGGCGAGTTCGTCAGAGCCCTCATAACGATGGCATTCCCAGCATCAAGAGCATAGCGAATCGCCTTTGTGTACGAGTTCAGATGATGCTCGTAAGTTCCGTCTACTACTACAATTTTGTAATCGCCAAAGTACATTTTCATATCTCCTTTTTCACCAAACCCTACCGTTTGCCAGACGGTGCGACTTCGTCCCTAGCCCAGATAATCTGGGTCAAAGATGATAGCGAGGTCATCGCTACTCCAGTCATCCCCAGCAACGGGTGGTTGATAATCTGTATTCATTTGTGTTTCCTCTTTCCAAACTTGATTGAACATAGTATAGAACACACTTTATGTATCTGTCAATAGTAAAATACACTATTATTGAAAATACTTTTGTTTCACAAAAAAAGACCGCTTTGTGGACGGTCTGAATATCTAGCCGTGAGTGAATCCCGGCTTGCGGTCTGAGAGGTTCAGAATGACCCATACAGCGGTCATATCTATGTCTTTGGAGTTATTATCGGTTATGCAGTTACCTCACCTCAGTGAACGATATGGACACCTCTACTTTGCGACAGGATGTCGCATTCATATCCTTTGCAATGGACAGTACTTCATCTTCACCGGAGCATCCGATGAAAACCCAGCCCTCAGCAACCAGTGCCTTGCGTACAAGGTAGTTCTGGTCGCTGTACACGAACTCAGTGCGGAACGACGCAGTTGAGAGGTTAGTCTCAAAGATGTTTTTAGTGAACATGAACATGGTTTTCTTCTCCTCCTAGTACAAACCGTCAAAACCGTCGATGTCAAAGTCCATTTCGTTTACCTCTTCAAACCTGATGTCAACAGTATAGGCAATGATTTACAGGGTTGTCAAGGGTTTACAGTAACTATTTTTTAAAACTGTTGACATATATAACACACGAAGGTTATGATTAAGTTAGAGGAACCTAAATTGATATTGAGTTTTGACGGAGTGGGGTTTTTGGATATCTTTGTTCAGTCAATGCGTATGAAAGACCTACCTTGTTACGAAGGTATTCAAGCGGAACCCGGTGACTTGGTTATTGTCTACGGCAATGGAATCTACTTAAAGCCACCAACAAAAGAAAATACATACACGGTTATCCCTTCTTTTGAATATCCAAATGAAGGCCCGGAGTCATGGCACGAATATCTTGGATGGAATGAGGGGATGGCACTACTGTCCCGTGAGTATGTCACTGAAGTGCTACGCCATCTCGACATGAAGTATCAACGGATGTACATCAAGGTTATACGTGAAGGTGATGAGTTTGACTTCACAACAATTACAAGAGAAGAGTATTCAGTTATCTCTATGATGGGGTTCAGTGAGTTGCCCCCCAAGAGTTGGAAAGACTACGCATAAGTAAAAAGCCCCCAGTGATTACTAGGGGCTTTTTAGTACCAATCGCTATCTGGGCTCTCTTGGAAGAGAATTTCTTGGAGCAAGAGTAGGGCGGAAACTCAACTCTCGTTCAGCACGTCTTAGATTCGTTTGCATATTCGGCATTCGGTTGTCAATTATATTGAAACGTCTAATCATCGAACTTCGTGATGAACCAGATAAAGGCTCTCCACCCGCCAATAATTCCCTAGCCTTAGGGACTAATCTTTCTACATCGGCAATATGAATCTTCAGTCTTCCTATTGCATCTTTTAAGTCATTATTATTCGTATCTCTTAAACCATCTAGTGTCATCAACTTTGATGACACTGTTGCTTCAGACGCTCGACCTAGGGCTGTTTCGTATCTTTTAGCACGTTTGTCGTTATTTATCTGTCTCGTTATAGCAACACTTGACTCAGGTCGATTCGGTTTATTTAGAAGGTCAGTGTCTGTAAGAAGACCATCATAGAAGTTTGAATTTAACTGATTATCAGTATTGCTAAAAACAGCACCAGCACCAGCACCAGCACCAGCACCACCACCACCAGCACCAGCCCTTTTAGCCTGTCTTTTTGAGTAAGACGCTGTTCCCGGATTTGTTCCCATAGTTATTCCTCCGATAGCCCAGCCATTACACTGGGCTATCTTTACTTACTAGGCTAGTTTGCTAAACGACGTGCTTCTCGACTTTGATTTCTACGTGCTGTCTCTAGGCGACGAATCTGACCGGACTCGGCTGGAGTGAGGGCTCTACCAGAACGTCTTGCTTGGTCACGAACACTTTGTGCAGTGTTACGTGCAATACGAGATTGTCCAGTAGCCTCTTGCCTTGACTGAGCACGAGCAACTCTTGCCGCTGTACCCGGATTAGCGGATATACGACTTGATGTACGAGTAGTACGATTGGGATTATCAGCACCCGGAATTTTCCCACTGTCTGACCGACGAACAAGTTCAGTTTTTCCACCACCACTTCTTCGTAACTGATTATAAGCAACACCCGGACTGCCACCCGTCATCATTCCTTGAAACCCACTACGAGAGATATTAGTGTGTTGATAGACTTCACCATTTTTCAGCCGGACGGTCATTGTCCCATTAGCGGAGCGTGGTCTGTCAGGATTGAATGCCGCACTAGCAATCAAACTCGATGGAGTACTTGGTTTACGTAGTTTTGCATTAACGCTTGTTGTCTGACCGCCAGCACCTACCGCCGGAGCAGGGCCTTGTGTAAAACGTCGTCGGTAGTTAGCCACCATTTGGTCAGCGGCATCACCTTTTGCTCGTACAAGACTATTGTAGGCAGTGCGTGGAACATTACGGAACTGAACATTTCTCCCATTCACTGTAACCGTCAGGCTACCCGTCTGACTTCTTGCTCTATCGTCAAAAGAAATTCCACCACCAGTATCTTGTCCTGTTTGAAACATTGCTCCAGTCACAGCGTTACCTCCAACGGCAACTGTGTTTGCTGGTCGTGAAACAGCGATTCCGCTTTTACCAGATTGACCTCTTCCCATAAGGAAACACCCCTTTCATAGTCGCAAAGAACGTACTATTGAAGTTATTCTATAAGGGCTGGTTTCAGTTGCAACACATTACTTTCATCAAGTTGTTGCAACATAGCATCAGCACAAGCATCAATCTTAGCCTTAGTCCTAACAACTACTTCAGCCCTAGTCCCACCCGTGAGTGCCGGAGCATTGTTACCCATCATCCAAGCGTCAAGTACTTTCATACGCCAACGAGCCTTGTAACGTGGATTACTCTTGACTTCTATTGCTTGCAATGCCCCACGCCAATGATATCTGTCTACACTCAGGTCACAGTCGCTTAGGGTAAACTCGACTTCACGTTCAAGTTTCTGGTCGTATGTCTCTTCAAACCCAAACAAAAAATACTCTGTGCCGTCAAACGCAATAATGTTAGCCATTGTCAGTTTGGCTACATCGCCCACTGTAGCGTTACACATTCCAACTAACCCCGTCATTGCCTCTGTTGAGACCGAGCCTCGAGTGTCTTTGGCATGACAGTACGTTTCTAAAGCAAGCAACAAGAATCGTGAACTTGCAGGAAGTCCTTCAAAACGATTACTGATGAACCACGATAACCGAACTCTCATTCTTTCTTACCCCCGAAGTATGCTTTTGCATTGCCAGATGACAGGAGTTCATCATTCAGCGATACTGATGTCGCACCATACACACTAGCCAGAATACGCCCATACTTGTCAGGCTTGTCACTAATCGTACGGACGACTAGCGTACCATCTTTATTGATACTCTTACTGACCCAGTCAGCAGTGAATTTTGTTGCCTTCACGCCTTCAGATGTATTCTTCTCCGGTGTGTCCAAACCATACAAACGCAACCGCCTGCTATGCAACCAAGTGCCGAATCCCAAGTCGATGTCAACATCGATTGTGTCCCCGTCGATGACCCTGACAAATTTAGCCGAGTACGTATATAAGTTCAACGTGTTTTCCATCATTCTCACCTCGTGAGTGCATCATACACGTTGTCTTGTTAAAAGTGTAACCTAATTTTACCCAACAGTCAACAGTACTATTTTTGCATTTGCATGTATTTTTTATTGCACATTATTTTAAAAAGTTGTATCATTTAGTTTCGGACAGCAAAGTCCGGGAAAGTTGGATAAGACTAACATGTTAGGTAAATCTCGCACTGCAATAGTGCCACAGACCGTCACTACACCTGAGCCACAAGAAGCAAAGATTATCATTACACTTACAGGGCAAGAGGCTGAAAAGTTTGCTGAAGTAAAGGCTCGCCTTGAGGAAGAGATTGGATTTCGTCTTCATAATCATCAGGCTATGTCGAAAATCTTCCAGACACTTAACTAAGAGGTTCAACTATGAGTGTTTTGACAACAGCCCCTAACGTCAAGGTGAAATTGGTTATTGGCGGCAAAGAAATGGGAGACTTGTTTGGAACCCATGCTCCTAAGTCTTTGATGGAAGGCTACAGGTTTTATTGCCTTCGGAAAACATCGGAATGGAACACGGTTGTTTTTGAATTTTCGAAGTTGCATGAATACGAGATAGGAACTACTATCCGCAACTGTAGTAACTCGGTCGTGTTCAGTATTAGTCAGGTGGAATACGAAAGCGACGCTGAGATTTGTTGGTTGATTGAATGGGACTCATACGGCATGCATTATCGCATTCAGTTCTACTGGCATTCGTTCATTGAGATGGATACATAGGAGTTGACCTGAAGACGGAAATAGAAAAGCCCTTGCTGATGCGGGGGCTTTTCTATTTGACAGTAGAGAGAGGACTTACATTCGACTCATTAAACTTGAACAGTTGAATTTCACCAATGCACACTTCGTTATGACGGTTGAGTTCAAAGATAATGGCATCGGCAACTGATGAAAATGGTGCTTCTTCAGTCAAGCCAACTGCCTTACGGTAACGCTTGATGTTCAACTCATATCGCTCTTGGTCGTTCAGCGGTGTAGTCATGATGTCATAGTCAGAACTACTCGACTTACAGCGTTGACTTATCAACCAATTGAACTCGGATTCCGTTAATGCTTTGTCCATAACTCATCCTCCATTCCTGTATATTCAGCAATCACTTTGACGGCATCTGTCCAGCAATAGCACACTACCCAGTTGTATGACGCACCGTATTGCTGAAGTGTCTCCTTGAACACGCACTGGTTCCCACTGAGTTTGTTTCGACCAAACTTCATTTCCATCCACATCCCATCATACTTCACTCCATCTACAGAGCCACGACACGCAACGAATATATCCCATACCCCAGATTTCTGACCCTCAGCCTTCATCTTACCTGCCGCTAGTGGAGTCCGATAACCACCATTAGGGATAGCAAAGATTGTCTTTAGTTTTGGATTGCGAACCTCGAACATACGTATCCAAGTAAACAGGTTGACTTGTTCTTGATGCTCGCTTCCAGCCATCTTAGACAGCACAGAGGCTTTTGTGGATGTTAGTCGCTTTCGCATTCTTCGTCACCATGGTCTTCAAGAGTATCGACGACGCTTATCAAGTCGGTTCCAGTTTGCAAGAGCATACGCATAAGAGTCTCTTCACGATGTGACTTAGCCACAATAATAATGCCATCATTGCCGTCTATCTCGTTACTTATCCGTTCTAGAGCCTCTTGTTTCTGTGGAGTACCATAATCTTTGTTCATAGCAACAAGGAGCGATGACGACATCATAAACTCCTTGTTGATTGCAACAATGGTAAGTGACGTGACACTTGTTGTGCTACTACTAGCCCATGCTGGATGGAGACACTTGACTGTAACCCCATTCTCACCACCTACCGACTTCCGGCAAGCCTCAATAGCCCTACCGACACACTGAGGTAACCGACCATTCACACCACTCAGGCAGATAAATTGATAATACCCATTGAACAACTTGAACCTAAAGTCATCCCAGAACTGGATATCATCTTGAGTGCCTTGTTTGTAATGTGCTACGCCATATATATCCACGTACTTTGCCGCCAATCTGTTCTTGTCACGCCTCTGAAACTAACTCTAATGGGTTCTTGCGAGGACGACCACGAGGACGACCAGTAGTCACATACCACTTCTTACGTGGCTTCTTGGGGGCATCAAGTGCATCGAGCCAGACTTGCCTGTGCTTCGAGAACTCATCAATAGAATCTACATCAACATACGAATATCTACCATTCCGTTTGATTGAAAGCCGACCAGTCTGGGCTAAGACGTAAATCCTAGCCCGACTGATTCTCAACCTTTCCATCGTTTCCGGTATCGTTAGCGTATTTGGCAAACGAATATCTTCCATTACAGTACTTACCTTTCCCTAACTTGCATTGAGCAAGTCGCTGAGTTGATTTGCTGACTTAAAAGTGCCCAACAGGTCAATTGCAACCTTCAGGTTATTGTCATCCAGTACATCATTTCCTGTCAATTTCGTAAACAGTTTCATACAGTCTTCCGGTTTTGCATCCGGATAGAAGGATAGAACTTTTTCACGAAATTCAGACTTCAATCCCTTTGGCTTTGGAATAATTGGAACTTGTATGCTGACTGGTGCATCAACTATTCGTGGATTTGCCACTGTAGGGTCAACCTCGTCGAATTCAGGGGCGAATTGCGTCCCATAGCCAAGAATACCCAAGGCACGTCCGATGGAGCCAGTTTCCGCCTTTTCGAGGTAGTCCGCAAACCCCTTGGAATCTTCCATCTTCGTACCTTCAGCGACTACACGACCATTCTCGTCAGTAATCGTTGCATGAAAAATGGCGTACTTTGCATCAGGGTCGAACTTAACCAATTCGGTTTTGATTCCCCAGTGTGGATGCTCTTGACGAAACCATACTAATCGCCACTTCACCTCAAGGTACGCCTTGCCCTTGAGGGATATCAGATGCTCATTTGGATTAAACGACATAATTTTTTCTTCTCCCCAACTATTCTAACATCAATAAATACTAGTTGTCAAGATTACAGATAGGTATTTTCTGTGTTTGAACAGTAAAGTATGTAGTCATTCCGACATGACCGTATTCATTGCTTGCTACAAACTTAAAATCGACTTCCCTCCCACACTCTGGGTTATCGCTGTAATGCCAGTGAAGGATTTTTGTGGCGTTCTCCGCCAAGTATTCGTACTGGGCATTATCGAATGTTTCTACGTGACGGAACATCACCGTACTGTCTTTACTCACCCCGTAGATTTTTACCTCGTTATTCAACCGAGTACTTAATAACCGTTTTGCTTCATTCTTGTCAATCATGTCAAATGCCATTATTCTTCTCCTCATTATTCTTCTCCTTTGGATAATGTCTATCCAGATGGTGGGTAACATCTACCCACCACCTGTACCGACGGTGACTACTCAAAAAGAGTAGTCGTAGTAGTAGTCCCGGGTTCCAAACCGGAATACTCGGAAGTTGGTTCGCATTGCCTTCCAGCGTCCGTCGGTTCGGAGCGTGACGACTACAGTGCGTCCTGACAAGTTGCGGGTGATTTCCCACTGTTGGGCGTACATCTCACCAATGCACTTTGTGGAGTCTTCCTGAAGGGTAACTTTCTTACCGTTCTTACTGACCTCAATTACCGTGTACACACGGCGGTCAGAGTAGCAATACTCTGTGGCTCCGTCGCCAACCTGAGGGGCTGGGCTTGCGATGTCTGTCGATAACTTGTTGATTAAACTTCCGTACATTTTTCTGTACTCCTTTGAACTTGATGAATAGAGTATAGGCGACAGATTACACGCTTGTCAATAGCAAATTCAACTATTTTTAAAAATAGTTTTCAGAATCCTAAATCGTCAACAATGATTGGATTCTTGGCATCAGATACACGAATGCATTCAACGTTGAACTCCACATGCTCAACTGCCTCATCGTAGTCCATATCACTTTTCATGAAGTGCTTAATCATCTTCAGTTTGGAGTACACAGCACAGTCGCCTTCATTTCCGTCCTGACAAGCGGCAATGCCAATAAGGCAGTCATCAAGTCCGTCGAACAGGAGTGCCCCATTGGACATATCATTGAGGTAGTCACGGACGCTTTCATTAGTCATTGTTCATTAACATCCCATATAGAACATACAGACTGTAAATATGAATAAACTGGTCGAACCCAATTGTGTCCCAAAACTTTTCCATATTGCCGTTAGTCCATGCTTTTTCTGTAATACGGCTGGAAATGTAATCCGTAATGAAGTGGATGAGTCCATTGTAAATCACAAAAACTGAACGCTGATAAGCAGTAAAGTCAACAAGGAAACTGAATGCCAGTATAGTTGCCGTATATACAGCAACGTGAATCGACAGTGCTAAGATGCTACTTGATTTTTTTGTTGCAATCGCACGACTTTGCAATACAAAGTCACCAACGTAGTGAGCAAGTATGAATACGGCAAAGCCAACCCATCCGCTATATGGAATCCCACGTAGTGATTCAATCACCATTGCATAGATGCTTGTAAGCGATTCACCTAGCGACATGAGCCCTTCCATTGCCAAGTGTACTATTGTCAATCATTCAACGCAATGTATATTTAATGGTTCATTCTTCTGACTCCCAATCACAACCCTCCCAGTCGTCAGCAATAAGGTCTTTCATGAACAATGAGGGATACTTACACTGAACCACCCACTCAGTGCTGTCAGCCTCACAGAAGGTGTCAAGGTCGTTGTCGTAGAAAACGTGTGGCCCTACCTTCCACGACTCACGCCTAACTGGGTTGCCCTTCCTGAAGTCTTCTAGAATCTCACAGAACGTCATTTGCTACTCCTCTGGACTACTTCGGTAGTCCGAGGTAATTCCGTTGCTCGTAGCGATAGTCTGAAAAATAGTCAATGCCTTCTTCAGAGTCTAAGACATACCCGCCGAGCACGAGTCCCTCTGGAAGGACTTCAGT